TTTACTCGCACAAAAAACACCAAGGCAAAGGAATCCATATTTCACTCCTAAAGGACTTGTATAATGGCATACACACCTAGAGCAGAATCTGATAATTATAATCTTGAAAAAGAAAAAGAACTTTATGCATCCCTGTACCCTCATGCCGGAGTTCCAGTGAATCCTGAAACTGGAGAAGCAATCAGACCAGAGCAACAAGGGTTACTTGATCAGCAAGTAGCAGAGGAGGAAGAAGAGGAAAGCAGTTATCCATCTCCAATAGCAATGGGGTTGCTTGGAGCAGGTGCATCCATGCTGAGACAATCAGGATGGAGAGATACGCCCATTACTCTGGGAGAACAGATTGGTCATGCAATTCCACATGGTATTCGAGGTTACTACCAGCAGGATATGCTGAACCAGCAGGAACAGGCTGCAGTTGCACAAGCTCAAAAGGTTCAGGAGGAAGAGGAAGATGAAAGGAAACAAAGATCAAATTTCATAAAATACATGAAGGATTCTGGTATCCCAGAAAGAAAGTTTGAATTATTCCTGCTTAAATACGATCAATCTCCAGAAAATGCATTACAGGCAATAGATGCATGGCATGAAGAACAAAAGAAAATGACTCCTGAACAGGAGGATGCAGCATTTAAGGCAATGTTAGAGTTTTCCACAGATCATTTGTCCTTGGATGAATTACAAGCCTTTCAACAAATGACACCAGCCATGTTTCCTAAACGGCTGGAAGAACTGAGAGGTTTCCTGAAGAAAAAAATTGGATTGTCTTGGGGGGAAAAAGATTATCAAGCAGAACATGAGCTTGAAGAGATAAAAGAAGAAAACAAACAAGAGCGACACAAACAAGAACAAGACTTAGCAATAAATAGATTTGCTCTTGAAACATTCGATACTACAGAAAAATGGAAACTTGCCGCAAAGGATTATGCACTCAGGGAGTCAGGTCAGAATATTGAACTCCAGTTAAAAACGAGAACGGTTGACCAGCAAGGAAGGAAACTTGATATTGATGTATCCAAGTTGTTACTGGAAAACGACCACTTTATGATGAGACTTGAACAGCAGGGTAAATTCAAGGAATCTGAGTTAGAACGAGAAGATAGACATATTGAACTTAAAAAACAAGCACTGGAACATAAAATTAAAAATGAGGATGCCAGGCTTGTATTAGATCAAACTAAACACACTGATAACTTTGGTCTTGAAGAGGAAAAATTAACGAAGACCTTTGCTCTTGAAGAGGAAAAATTATTACTGTCAAAAGAAAAGTTTGAATGGTCACAAGAAAAATTTGATGAGGAACATGGATTTGCAAAAGAGAAATTTGAAAAGGAACATGGATTCACGGTAAAGAAATTTGAACAGACTCATCAGATAGCTGTCCAAAGGACTGCCGCAGAAATATTGAAGTGGGGGCAGGAAAACGATATAGATCAGGAAAGAATAAAAATTAAGTTGCAGGAACTCCACCAGAAGAATGAACATCATCTTGGAGACATGGACTTTAAGAACATGGTTCACCATGCAACAGTACAAAACAAGGCAAAGGACTTAGCATTCAGGGTGGTGCAGTTTGAAAATTTAAAAGACCAGCAGAAAACCCAACATTCCCAGTGGCAAGCAGGACACGACCAAACATTGAAGGAACACGTTGCATGGGTAGAAAATGAAGCCCGTAAAGCAAATGCAGGAGAGAAAAACCTTAAATTAAAGGAGCAAAAAGTTGCAGATGCAAGAGAGTTTTTCTATGCAGAACTTGAATTTGAAAAAGCCAAAATCAGGGAACAGAAGATGCTCCAACCTAAAAAACTTGTAGGTCAGGATGCACTTAATTGGGCAGAAGAAAACAATCCAGAGGTTTTTAATATAATAAAGGATAAGAAGAACCACCAAGTGATCCATCTTGATAAGTATGGTAACTACGATAAAGTCTCTGAAATCCCAGTTGGTTTGTTAAGCAAAAGCCAAATGGATAGTATTTACAAGGTTCAGAAAGACTACACACAAATACCTGCAATAAAAGATGCAAACAAAATTGCCTCACTGCTTGTTTCATTGAAAAATCTTGCTGCCCAAAGAAAAGTTACTGACCCAACTAAGTCCTCTGGAGTTGCAGAATTTGCAATGATCTATAAGTTTATGAAATCGTTGGATGAGACTTCAACTGTTCTTGCATCAGAATTTAGAAATGCTTCCCAAGCAGGTCGAAGTTTCTTTGCAAATGTTGGTGTTGCATTCCAGAAGCAATGGGATGGAGTACAGTTGGGAGAATCCCAGAAAACGGAAATCCTGAATTCTGTTATTGCAGTTGCTCATGCAAAACTTACAGAAGTTGTTACTCCAATTTATGCATCAAAGTTACTTTCCTTGTCTTCAATGGGAGGGTTGCCTGAAGAGGAAGCAAAAAGTTATCTGGTTAACCCATTGTATGATTACTTTGAAAAATATCCTGAAGATAAAATCAAGAGTAAGTTAAAGGAAACAACCCCTGATGATGATACATCTGAAACTATACATAATGATTCATAGGACTTCCCATGACACCTGAAGAAGAAAAGCATCTTAGGCAGACATTGAAACAGGTCATGATCGCCCAGAAGAAACATGACAGGATTCAGGGTACATTAAGTAATATGTCCCAGAACCGTGATGCAATGGAGAATGATCCTGCATTTCAGCAGACATATCGTGAACTGGAAGATGATGCAAGGAAAAGGGATAAACAGGCGATTGAAAAATATATCACTAATCCAAAGTATGGTAATTTTAAATCAATGGAGGAGTTCAATAAGAGGGTTGTGGATCGTGCATCACTAGATTTAAGGAAAGGTGATCCAGACAGTCCTTCCCAGGTAACTGGTGGGGGAAAGGGGTATCTCCGTAATTTATTCGATGGACTGACTATTGTTGGATTAAACAGCAAGGCAGAAGCATATTTTAATTCCTGGGTAAATGGGACCACAACAGATTTTGAAAAGGAATTAATTCAAGAAGAAATACAAGACTATGAAGACCACAGTCCTGTTACTTCAAAGATTGCAAAATATGGAGGAATGGCATTAACAGGGGCAAAATTATCTCAAGCTGGAATGCTCCTTCCGGGAATGGCTCCAGTTGCCGGGCAGCCAATGTTAAATTTAGGAAGGGAAATGCTGGTTGAAGGAGTAATCGGAACGGGAGAAGGAACGGCAATGGCACTTGCAGAGGATGCACCAGTTGGTCCTGCAGCAACAGCCGGAGGTACTTTAGGTGTTGGAATGACAGGGGCAGGGAGATTGCTAGAACCCTTGATAAATCCTGTAATGAGATATGCACAAAGTGGATGGAACTGGATTAGGAAAAAGGCAGGGAAGGAAGTAGTAGAACAACTGTCAAGCTCCCAAGCAAGGGCATTGGATGATATCGAAGAAGCATTCAGGAATGATGGTATGTCCGCAGAAGCAAGACAGGCAGCATTCCAGAAATATATTAATGATGGAAGTAACCCTGAGTGGATATCTCTACCCTACCTTGGTAAGACAAATGTGCATAAACTTGTGAAACAGGCAATGACTGAACCTGGTAAGGCAAGGACACTCCTTGAGGAAGCACTCCTTAATACAAAAAAAATGGACAGGGCAAGGGTACAGGAACTGTTACATAAGGGGCTTGGATTTTCAAAGTGGGGACCTAAACAAAAACAGGATTTCTTCATCACTGACAGGAGGAACAACGCAGTATCATTATATGATCAGGCATTCAAGGAAGTAGGAGACATAACAGACCCTGCAACTATTGCAAGACTGGATGCGATATTCAAAACCCCTGGAATGAGAAAGGCATACAACGATGCAAGGAAAGCTGCAAAGAACGAACATCCTGCACCGTGGGATATGCCTGAGTTACCATCGGGGAAAGGGGAACCTACAGGAATTGTGGATAAAAAAGGTATTGAAATCTTATCGCCTCCCAAACCGGGGAAGTATTCCCTGAAAGCACTTGATCAAGTAAAGAAACATTTAGATGACAAGGTCAGGATCAGTCCTATTAATCCAAGTGCGCCAACAAGGAAACAAGCAAAGGAATTAACTGCATATAAAAATGAAATGCTTAATCTTCTTGACCCAAAAAAGAATCCTGCTTTTAATGGTCATGTAGGATTACAAAAATATACAGATGCCCGTAAAAGCTGGACATCAGATTCAGCTACAAAAGAAGCATATGAAAAAGGGCAAAAGGCTTTTGATTCAGGGAAACCTTCTGATGACGTAAGATATGAATGGGAGGAGCTTGCAACTGAAACAGAGAGAACCCAGTATCTGCTTGGAGCATCAACGTCTGCAACAACAAAGATGGATGCAGCAAAACAACCGACTAAATCACACAGCAAGGAGGCACTTACAGAACTTAACCAGCAGAAATATGAAGTATTATTTGGAGGTGATGAAGCCACAAAATTAATAGCGCAACTGGAAAATCTTCAGGAAATGCACATGGCATCAG